AGTAGCTGGAATAGTTAAAACCTCATTTAGTGCTGACAGCAACCAGGATGGTAAAATTGATGGTAGTGAAAGAACTGCCTATCTAGTAAGTGTTTTACCACAAACTTTACCCTTATTCGGAATTTATGGGGGAATAGTAGAAGAAATAAAGGACAAGATTACAGCAGAAGAAAGAGAAGAATTAGTAGATTTTACTGTATCACTTGATTTTTTACCAGATGGGCGAGAAAACGCAGAAGAATATGTAAAAACCGTAATATTGTGGTTAAATTATAATATTCAGTTTGCAAATAAAAGCATTCAGTTTTTTGCTAAAAGCAAAGCCGCTTAAAGAAAATACCTTTACATCTTGATATTTTATTAAGAAAGTCTATTACACTAATATGTAATAGACTTTATTTTTATTTCTTATTTGTAACTTATTGTCTTATAGACCGTTTAACCTAACCTAACCTAACCTAACCTAACCTAACCTAACCTAACCTAACCTAACCTAAAAACTTTTCTATATATTTTAATGATATTTATCACCCCCTTTGAGTAGGATATAAAATTTATATATATTATATTGTGTTCTTCTTCAATAAACACTGAAGAAATTTATGAAACCAACACAATTTTAGTCCAAAGAATGAAAAAAAAAAAAAAAAAAAAAAGTTCTGCTAAAGAACACCCTGAAAAGGTACACTGGTAAAGATTTACTAATTTTAGTTCATCGACTGTCAGAACATTATGTTTCCCACCCTCAATATGAAGATATAGAGCTTTGGGAAAGACAAAAACATGATGATTTATTAAACCTCTTAAAATGGGATTTAGTAAAAGCCATTGGCTAAAAAAAAGCCTTTCAATTAACCCTGAAGGGCTTTTTTAAATCTTACTAAATAGGAGCTTTACCAGTCAGCACCAGGCGCTGGCTTTTTTATATCTTCTTTCAATAGTGTAACAATTTCAGCAGTTTTAATAGTGGCCTGTTCTTTTAGGTCATTCCATACATTAGAACGCCATTTTTTTGCAGTTAGTTTGGGTTTTACGGTCGTTTCTTTTGCTGTTGTTAATGTGCCAAGGCTACTGCTTGAATCATGGTAGAAGTCGCTAAAAATATACTTATATCTGCCCTCTTTAAATTGTATGGTCAAAATATATTCAATTGACCCCCTGCTTAATTCCGAACCACCCCACATGATTTTTTTTTGTTTGTAAGGAAAGGAAGCTTTCAATATAATTTTGCCGTTTTCTTTGTCTTTTATTCTCAGAACATAGTTTGAATTGTTGTAGGCAGTTGCCACCCAATCCAGCGCACTACTATACAATTGTTCTTTTGTTCCCTCACATTCCACAACCTCACTAAATTGCAGGTCACTTTGCGCACACAAAAAAACAGGACCAAAAAGAAATATTAAGATTATTTTTTTCATAATAAAGTTTTGAGTTAAGAAAGTAACAAGTTATAAAAAAAAGAATATACGTTTTATTTATTATATCGCCTTTGCTAACTTTTAGACTAAATTAAATTTGCCCCCCTACCCTCTTAAAAAAGGGTTGCCAGTCTGTAATGTGCAAATCCTACCTTTTAAATCGGTGGTGTACCCTATCTTGAAAAATTGTTGACATTTTAAGACGTAAACTAATTGCATAATATTTGATTTATTAAGTATTAAAAATTGAAATTATTTTTCAATAATATCAATTCTATTATCATGTTCTGTTATGGAAAATTTACCAGTAGTTTCTAATAACTCTTTGTATTCCAAATAGCGTTCTTTGTTCGCTTCCTTTGTTTCTTTTTTTGAGGTTTTTTTAATGGACCTTTTGAAATAAATTTTTGTTCTATGTTTCCATTTTTCCACATCTTCTTGCGGAGTTGTTAAAATTGTTTTTTTATCAATTTCTGAAACTGTTCTGTACTGTTCTGGAAACTGTTCTAAAAAGCTGTTGCCAGCTTGTTCAACAAGCGGTGTACCATGTACACGTGTATTGTTCTGAACAGTTTTTTTATCAATTTCTGGAACTGTTCTGTACTGTTCTGGAAACTGTTCTAATTTCTGTTCTGAATGTGAACCCATTAACCCGTTTTCAATAATTTCTAAAGGAATTGAAAAGGGCGTTTCAGGTAATGAATCCACTATTGAAAATTTTCTTTTTCAGCGTTTCTTTTTGCTACATAAGAAAGGTATTTACTAGGGTAGGTTTCTTTTTCAGCGTTTCTTTTTGCTACATAAGAAAGGTATTTACTAGGGTAGGTTTCTCCATAGTGGCGGTTATCAAAGTAGGACATGTACAGCATGCAGCCAATGTAGAAAAAGGCGAACAGCATTAAGATAAAAGCCCCTGCAATAGAGTTCCTTAATACGTCTGTTTGATAATTAGGGTTTAGTACTTTTTTACCTCTAATGTCATTTTCTAGGTTGGCTATAGTTGTTTTCAAATCTTCTAAATTTAGCTTTGCTTTATTTATAGACCCTTCCAGATTGTATTGAACACGCCCTTTGTCTGGTCCACTTTTTACAGTCGATTGTTTAACAAATAAATCGTAGGCAGCTTGTTCAGGTATTAATGCTATTTTCTTTTGTTTGATTTCTGCCTTTATGGCCAATAGGGCAGGGTCAGGAGCATGATTTTCTATGTTCCATTTATAGAACCCCCCTGAAGTGATAAGGATGGTAACGAGGGAGAAAAACAAAAACTTAGGCAAATGGCTATTTAGTTTATTTCTGAAAATAAAAAGTTCATCCCCATACTGGTCTACAAAATATCTGAAACCATATTCATTTACCAGAATCAAACAACCTAAAACAAAGGCTATCAGATATGACATTGTGTTGCTAGGTTCAATAAAACTATAAACCCCAAGGCTACTGCCAAACAGGGAAATTAAGGCGCACAGGTAGCTGGAAAATAAAGCCTTATTTCGCCAATGTATATTTTTTTGAAAAAAAGTAAGGGAAGCAGAAAATTTCTTTTCTCTTTTTGATAAGATAGGGTCTGAAGTAGCCAGCTTATTTGCCGCTTTTGTAATTTCATTCCAGGAAAGCTTTTGGGGCTTCCCTTCTATTCGCAAAGAATTATTAGGTTTTTTAGCAGTATTTTCCATACATTTACATTGATATTTGAAAATTGAAACCCGATTGCCAGCCTTGGCGGTCGGGTTTCTGTCCTTACAAATATAATGGGAAAAATGAAAGGTTAATACTTTTAGATTATTTTTTTGCCATTTTTGAATATTTCACCCCTTCATTAGGGCTAATTCTATGCTTTTGATTCTTTCCTTCAGGTCATTAACTTGAAATTCTAGTACAGATATTCTTTCTTGGTCCTTTGCATTGTTGCTGTCCAAGCCCAAAAAGGGCAGTAAAAATTGTTCATAGCTTTTGACCAGAGCTATAAAAATTTCTTTCTCTTTTACTTTTGTGTTTCTAGTAGCATGATTTTTCAGTTTAAAGTGAAATTTATCTTTTGACTTAAATTTATTACGAATAAATTCACTTTTTTTGAAAAGCGTTTCTGCTATGCTTCCCACGCTTTTTCCTACCTCTTTGTTCAAGAATACAAAACAATCTTTAAAGGCGCTAGGGTAGTCACTTAGGCTATTCAAATAGGTATCTAATGATACGTTTACTATCTTGCTATTCATATTTTTTAAAACTAGAGTTTTAATATAAAGTGATTCAGAATTTTAAAAATCTAATATTAAAATATTCAATTTACTTGCATATTGAATACAAATAGATTACTTTTGTGTTAACGATTGACACAAATTAATGAGTAATATAATGATAAATAAGGAATTAAGAAAGCTAATCACAGTGAAAGAAGTATTTATATTTTTTAAATGTAAGTATTCAGAAAGTTACATTTTTAAAGTATTGGATAAAAACAATACTAGAAAAAATGAAGAAATAGAGGCAGCAGCAGAGTTTTTGGCAAGGGAAAAGCTTGCCAGCATCAATTGAGTAAAATTCATTTTTTTCATAGTTACGGGTTTTAGGTTGGGCTTTTATGCCCGACCTCTTTTAAAGATTTTCAAATATCAAAATATCAAAATTATGTCATTTATTATCAGACGGGCAACAGAAGCCCTCTTAGCCAAACTATTGTTTTTTGTGTTCTTTGGAGAACCAGGAACAGGAAAAACCAGCCTATCATTTACGATGCCAAAGCCCCTGCATTTCGACTTTGATGATGGTATTCACAGGGCAGTACAGAAGATTAGGCCAGATTCAATTAAAGTGACTAATTGGATTGAGTTTTACAATTTTATTATGAGTGTAGATTTTGCCAACATGGTCAAAGAAAATGGCTATAAATCTGTTGTGCTGGACACCATTGGGACCATGATTGATAACCACATAATTTCCTACCTATTGACCCAACCCCAACACCGTACAGCTATAGGCTTGAAAATAAGTAGTTGGGTAGTGGTTTCTGACATGGTCAAAAGCCTAAAGGCTCGTTTTACCTCACTTGATTTGCATATTTGCGCAATCTGTCACGGCAAAGAGTACATGGAAGGAGATACTAAAAAATGGGGTTTAGATGTGAAGGGCAGCAGCAGAAGCATTTTATACTCCACTTGTGACATGTTGGGCTTTATGTATGCCAATGGAAATCAAGTGGAATTAGATTTTAACCCTAACAGCCGACACGTTGGAAAAAATATGGCCAATTATGGCATCCTACCAGTACCACAAGCTGAAACCATTCACTATGATACTTACTTAACCAAGCTTATAGAGGACTGTAACAAAAAGATTACTTCAAAAAGTGCCGCACAAGTCCAATATAATAAAGAGCTTGAAGAGTGGAAAGGCTGGATAGATGACGCTGACAGTATAGAAGCTTTTACAGCCCTACAACCACAACTGGCAGAATTAGGCCATCAAGTATTGAAAGCCACACTAGGGGCTTATTTCATGGGCAGGTTAAAGAAAAAGGGATTTCAAGTAGACAAGAAAACGAAAGAAATCAAAGCAAAAGAACCTAAAATAGTAGTCAATGAAAATTAATTTACCAGTTTCAGTTGTGGCAGAGTTTGACCAGCTAAAAGAAGGGTCTGAATTAACTATTTACAACCTTATCAAAAAAGCAATAAGTGGGGTTGATGACTTTTTGCCCTCAGATGAATTTGAAAAAAACCGATTACTGGCCTTAAAAAAGTTAGTAATTGAGGGAAAAGCTAAGGGGTTTGACTATTGCCGCTACCATTATATTAACCCCTACAGAAGCCCCCTAATATACAAGCCAGATGTTGATAAAGAGCCTTTTTTATATCGTTTCCATGTGCCAAAAAACAAATTTCAACTACTGGAAAAAGTGCCAGGACATGTTGCTTACAAAGCGTTTGACATTAAGGAAGAAAACAAAGGTTTAATTCATAACCTGAATTTTGAAAGGACCATCACTATTCAAGGGGTTGAGGTCAATTTGATAGGGGGGTTGGATGGTATAGATTTACTGAAGGGGCTACTAATAGAAACCACCGAAAATGAACCCAATTTTTTGGAAATCTGGAAGAGGGTTGATTGGAAAATGAAAGGTTTGATGCTGCCAGAATTAGACAGCATCCAGTTAGAAATTTTTCATTTTGGGGGTGACAACATGAAAGGGGGGCAGCGTTTTACATACAATGTACCAACTGACCAGACAAGCAAAATAGATGCTTTAGAAGCTATTCAAAACTTTTTAGGATGGATTAAACAACGTCCTGAATTATTCAAAAAATTACAAACTTAAAATATTAATATTATGAAGTTTTTTAACATTAAAGATGTTGCTTTTTTATTACCTCGATTAATGACAATCAAAGCCCTATTGCAAGCATTAGACTTAGCAAGGTTGGCCCAAATAATAGACCTATTAAGCGAAGGAAAAAAAGACGTTCAGACTTTGCAAATAGCAACACGGTTGGGGCAGTCAATAAGCAGTCAATACCTAAAAAAGCTTAGAAATTTTAATTTAGTTTCTTCCAACAGGGAAGGGAAACGAATAATTTACACACTTAATAAAAAACAATTTGCAAAAGTTTTAACATTGCAAAATCAGTTAGGTACTAAAGGTTATAAAATTATTAGAGCTATCTGTCACAAAGAAAGGATTGCTATACTTCAGTATATTGCAGACCACCCCAAAACAAGCATGAAGCCGATATGGCTAAACTTGAATTTAGACCAATCGAGAGTAAGTGTACATGCAAGGATTTTAGAAGAAACTGGCTTATTGATTAATAAAAAAGATGGGCAAAATAAACGCACTAGGGTTAACCAGAAAGCCCTAAGAGAGCTAAAGAAAGCCGTAGACCAATACTACACAATTGAAGTATTAGAAACCGCTTAAAATATACCTCTATAAGAGGCTACACAGGGGGCTAATAAAATCCCACATTTCTAAAAATCGGACATTAGCCCCCGTTTTTAATTTTCAAATATCAAAAATAAAGGTAAAAAATCAAATTCTATTATCATAATAGATGGTATCTTATCTTTATACAAAATAACAAAACAAATGGGAGTACAAAAAGACATTTTGAAAGAAGTTGCTAATTTCTTTCATGGGGAATCCAACCCCCAATACCTCACAGGCGAACAGAAAGCAGCCCTGTTGGAAGAAATGGCAAAGCCTATTGTAATAGAAACCACTACAGATGAAAGCATCTTTTCAAGCCCTAGAAATGGGTCATTAAATAAGCAGGGTCAAGTGATAAGAATAGTCTTACAGACCCCTTTAGATTTTGAATTACGGGGCAAATTAGATGAATGGGACAATATAGAACCAGTTGCCCCTACCACCTTTGAAAACTGGCTACAATCAAAGGTTTTAGAAGCTACCTGTAAATATGAAAAATACCCTTTTAGTCCATCATTGAAAGCGAAGTTGAAAGTTTCAGCAGCATGGTATAAGTGGCGCAAAATGATGATAGATTTAAAGAAAGCCGAATTAGTGAAAAACTACGAAAAAGCATTTTTACCGATTACTAAACCAATTGCATCGAATACTTAAAAATACGACCAAACAAAATTAATCTTGATTCATTTTGATTAATTTTGAATATATTTGTATTCAATATAACCCTCAATCTGAGTAATTAATTTTAAGGCAACAAGCCAGCAAACACTACCCAAACCGATTTACACAAATCCATAGTCTAACTATTTTTACCTACTGTTGCAGCCCTTAGTGGCTGCAACTTTTCACAGTCTAAAATACATTAAAATGACACTATTTTCAATATTAGTTTTTTGGTCTTTTGTCAACCTCTTTTTATTGGATTGGAGCGCAGAAGCAGGACAGTAATTTTATTAATCAATCGCTTTCTAAGTGCCTAAAGAGAGTAATAAACTACACAAAAATGAAAAGAAGTTTTAAGGGTGTTTGGATTCCTAAAGAAATTTGGTTGAATAAAGACCTAACATTAATAGAAAAGATATTTTTAGTAGAAATAGACAGCTTAGATAATGATAATGGATGCTTTGCATCTAATAAATATTTTTCTGATTTCTTTGGTGTATCTAAAGGCAGATGCACACAAATAATTAAATCTTTAGAAGCAAAAAAATACGTTTCAATCAGAATAGAAAGGCAAGGGAATCAAATCATAAAAAGGGTAGTTAAAATATTAAATAGGGGTAGTAAGTATTCTAAACAACCTAGTGAGAATATTAAAGGGGGTAGTGAGAATATTAAAGGGGG